AACTGACGATAGAAGAGGAAAATTAAAATGGCTGATGCTAACGGGACTGCGGATAACATGGACCCTGGTGCTGGTGCACCTCAGGGGGAAACCGGCGCACCTGCCGGTTCGGAGGTAGAGAGTGGAGCAAGCGTGCAGCCTGCGCCTGAACCTACCGCTGAAGACATTTTGAAGTTTGATCCCTTTGGACCTGCGGTAGAAGAAAAGCCTAAGGTTGAGAGTGCTGGTAAGAAGGTTGAGCCCAAAGTGGAAGCCCCTGCGGCTGCACCTGTGGCTCCTCCCGTCCAGAAAAGCTCTCGGGAAACAGAGCTTGAAGGTCAGATTGCAGCGTTGAAATCGGTTATAGAGAGGTCGACAACTCAGCCTCAGGTACAGCCACAGAGCCCGGCTGCAACCCAGCCTGAACCCAAGTACAACCTTGCTATTCCCGAGCCGCTGATTGCAGCGTTGAGGAGTGAGGAAGATAAGGACTTTGGCCTAGCTATGAACTCAATCGTCAATGGTATTGCTAATCGCATCTACCAGGACGTAAAGGCTGAAATGTCTCAGCAAGCGGAACAGTTGCCGATGAAGGTGCAGGAAGTTTTGCACAATGTAACTACGGCACAGCAGAGGACTGAGCAAGTCAGACGGGACTTTTATGGAACATATCCACACTTGAATAACCCAGTGCTTTATCCAATGGTGCAGCAGGCTGCCGCGCAAGTGGCTGCTCATTGGCAGGCAAGTGGGAAACCTCTCGAGTGGAACCAGGAGTTCATGAGTAACATGGCGCAGCTAATTCACCAAGTCATCCCTCCACCCCAACAGCCGCAACAACCGGCACCAGCGCCTGCAAGAGTTCAACCACCCTATTCAGCACGTCCAGGTTCTCGTCCAGCTCCTGCACAATCGGACGAGTTCACCGATGTTCTGAACACCTTGAGGTAGAGAAATGCCTATCGTTGGAATGAGAAACTCGTATATCGCTGGTGGAGTCGGTACGTCAGACGCACTGAACCCGGCGGCACCAGCGGTCCTTGGGGGATTTGCTCCTCCAGAGATTAGGCCGAAAAATTGGCGAGAGACCCTTCTGCTGCTCTATCCGAACTCGTCGGAAGCTGCAAAGGCTCCTCTCACCGCTTTGACCAGCATGATGAAATCGGAGTCCACTGACGACGCCGAGTTCAACTGGTTCGAGAAAATCCTGGACAACCGGCGTGTAGCCCTGACGGTCACCTTGCCTGCTTCGTCGGCTGGTGCTGTTACGGTTGCAGCTGGTGCCTTCAAGTGCAAAGCCGGCGACCTGCTGTACGTCGAGGCCACGAAGGAAGTCCTGAGGGTTACTGCTGATCCAACCACTGACACAGGCCTGACTGTCGCTCGTAACTTTACGAACGGTGGTGGTGCTGGTTCGTTGGTGACAGTCGGCACGGACAACCCGAACTTGACGATCATCGGCTCAGCATTTGAAGAGGGCAGCGCCGCTCCTTCAGGTGTCAACTTCGATCCGACTCGTCGGTTCAACTACTGCCAAATCTTCCGCAGCACCCTGGAATTGACCAGGACTGCCAGCAAGACCAGACTTCGGACTGGCGATGCTGTCAAGGAAGCCAAGCGGGAATGCTTGGAGCTGATCGGTGTGGATATGGAGAGGGCTTTCTGGTTTGGCCAGAAGTCCTACCAGTCGATTGGAGGCAAGCCGGCGAGAACGTCTGACGGTATCCTCAGGCAAATCCAGAATGGCAACACTCTGGCTGGTGCGCTTGATGCTACGGCAGCTATCACCAACGGCAAGGTGCTTACTCCGGTGAACGGTCTGATCACGATGGTCTGGCTGGATGCCTTCATGGAGTTGGCGTTCCGGTTCGGCTCGAATGAGAAGCTGCTGTTCGGTGGCAATCCGTCTCTGTTGGCAATCCAACAGTGCGTTCGGAAGAATACCTCCTATCAAATCCACTTCGGCGAGAAGGAGTATGGGATGCAGGTTGCAAGACTGACGAGCCCGTTCGGCACGCTGGTCATGAAAACGCATCCTCTGTTCAACCAGATGACTGGTGGTACAGCCCCGGTGTATACGGGCGCTGCCAACATGATGGTAGTCGTCGATGCTGCACAGCTGCGGTATCGGTATGTTGACGACCTGAAATATCAGCCGGACCTGACCGCGGTTGGTCTGGATGGTATGAAGTCTGGTTATCTGGCAGAGTGCGGGTTGGAGCTTCACCACCCGAACGCTCACATCTACGCCGAGGGTATCGTCGGCGGCACGACCTAGAATGACGGGGAGGAGAGCGCGGCTCCTCCCCACTCATTGTGGGTGTCTTTGATTATCAAATAGGGCCACAGTAGGGATCAAGCAAATGAAACTCTCAGAGTTTAACTCATTAGTTTCCACCTACCTGAAGCGTGGAACTTCGCTGGATGCGATCATCCCGAAGGCTTCGCCAATGGCCCTCTCTTTCTTGGAGAGAAACTATACTTTCAAATATATGGAGGTCTTTAAGACCGTCCAGCTAGTATCTGGCAATCGTACTATTGTTCTCCCACTAAACATGGTGACTAAATCTATTTCCATGATGAGGTTTATTGATACCGCTGGTAAGTATACAGAAGTTAATAGAGTGATGCCCAGAGACTTGAAGGGGACTGGAACTGGTAAACCACAGGGCTATTGGTTGAGTGGGACTAATGTCATAGTGTTTGATATGACACCCACTGAGAATATCAATGGGGAGTCTATCCTCAACGTATTCACTACATGGCCTGTTGGGCCTGACGAGAGCCATCCCCTACTGATCATGGCTCCAGACGTTATGATCTACCAGACCCTTATCAACATGGCAGCCTACATGAGGGATAGTGAACTCGTGGGGGCATACAAGCTGATGCGAGATGAGGGATTAAACACTCTAACTCGAAGCGATGATGAGCTGCGATATGACTCAGAGCACAGCGCAATGGCTTACGAACCGTTCCTCGCTCAGTAATTGGGATACTGACATAAGGGACGAGTCTAAACAGATTAGAGAGTCTCAGACCACTGAGGCTTTTCTTGCTCACCCTCTCGTGTCGAGGGATGAGTTGTCAGAAGTTATTGGGTGGAACACTTTTGGTTTCACTCCTCTACAGCTTTCCAAGCTGAGTTCTTGGGGTTGCTACGGTAAGTGGTTACCAGATTTATAAAGGAGAACACCAGTGCCTATTCCTACACCATTCAGGTACGCCAACTTCATCAACACTGAGTTGTTGGAACCTATTGCTGCTGGTGATACCACTATCCGTATCCCAGTATCTGTCTCTCAGGCACTGCCTACATTGGTGGTCCCTGAAAAGATTATGTTAGCTCTGTGGGATGGGCAACAAGCACCAGAGTTGATAGGTGTTACGGACAATCCACAGTCTGGTTTCATGACAGTTGAACGGGCAATGGAGTCCACTTCGGGAGTTGCCTGGGATGCTGGAACGCAGGTCAAGTGTGTATTGAGTGCGGGTATCATTGATGCCGCGCTCCAAGCCTACTTTGACCTGCCGGGACAGTTGACAGGGTTCTATCTTCCCTTGAGTGGTGGGACACTAACTGGTCCGCTATTCCTGCCACTTGAAGCCAATCCTGTCACCAATCAGGCAGTGACTAAAGGGTATGTAGATGTTGTGAGTGCTGGCTATATGAAGGCCGATGGCAGTATTCCCATGACCGGAAATCTGGTTATGTCGAATAATACTATTGTTGGGCTTGGAGTTCCAACCCTACCAACAGGTGCTGCCACAAAGGACTACGTTGATAATAAGGTTGCTGCCGGTGGTGGAGGTGGTGGTGGAGGTTCAGGCTCTGCCTATGCCGACGACTCCTATGGAGAGATAACTACTGGAACTGGTGCAGCCTATGTTATTCCCATCGTAACTGACCATGCGGGAGTGTTCACGAATGTGTCTCTGACGTTCAGGCCTCATGTGGACAGTGAACGTGGTTGCACGCTGACTGTTCAGAAGGCTGGGGTGACGGTTCTTGCAGCCAAACCGATTTGGATGAAGGCCAATAAAGACCCATCCTATCGGATGCTTCAAGCGGGTACGCCGTATAGAGTTACCTATAACGGAACAGCTTGGGTTCTACATAATATGGCCTCGATGGTTACTGAGGTTGATACTGGCCAGATCGTTTGGGAGCCAAAGGCTGGAGCAGCGGCCAAGACTGGATACGTTAGGCTGCATGGTGGGACTATTGGACTGACAGCCGGATCAGAGGGATTTGGTGCTGCGTTCAAGGATTTGTATATCTATAACTGGGGCAACTTCGACAACACTCTTTGTGCTGTATCAGGTGGAAGGGGATTGGATGCCTCTGCTGACTGGGCAGCAAACAAGACACTAACGCTGTTGGATGCCAGAGGTAAAGGCCCTCATGGTACAGACACTACTGTTAGTCCGGCTGGAAAGATCACAGCGGCTAACATTCTAGTAGGTGCGCCCGACAAGGCTGGTAGTAGTGGTGGTAACGAGAAACATCAGATTGCCGCTGCTAACTTACCAACAGGTGGTATCACTAGCACCGCCACTGTGACTAACGGTACAGTTCCATTTGTGGGTTCAGCCGATGGTGGCTTGGTAGGTGTTGACCGTTACAATTCAGGTGGTAGTGGTCAGAAGGACTCGGCTTATGTGATCCTGGGTGGATCGAGCACTGCCAGCGGTGGCAATCCTAATATGAACGTGGGTACTAAGAACGTAGGTGTTACCGTTGCGTCCTCCTTTACCGGAGCAGCTAACACACCACTTCCAGACATGAGCCCATTCATGCTGGGCACCTTCTACCAGAGGATGTAGGGTATGGCTAACAGTAAGTTACTGGAAATCAAACCCGGCTCTGGACTGGTAGATGGTATCTATCCTTCGGCAGAGAATACCGTTGGGGCTATCTGGAAATCAGGGCAGAATGTCTGGTTTAGAACACTGGACGTTCGGTCCTCGGTCGGGAAAGAGGCCATTATTGGTGGACTGACTCGGGCATCGAAGGAAATGGCTCAGGCCTCGGAGCAGGACTTTCGAGCACTGTACTATGAAAGCAATGGCCTGATCTACAAGTCAGACGATTTTGTTACTTCAAGTTTAATCCATACTGTGGACCCTGATGGGATCATTGACCTTGAGCCTTGGGGACGCTGGGTGCTAATTACAGATAATACCAATCAGCCAGTATTGTATAAGAGGGATGAACCTAATGCCCCTGTTCCTATCGGAGGGGCCAATTTCAGCACAGTCAAGATATTCAAGAAGCTGGCTGCGCGAGCAATAGCTTTCTGCACTGACGTTTATCCCGCAGGGTTCCATTGGTGCAACCCTAAGAATGTAGAGGATTGGACTCCATCTGTCGCAGGTGGGGCAGGATACTTACCGCTAAGATCATTCGACAGTGAGATCATGGCAGTTGCTGAATTGTCAGGAGCACTCGCAGTTTACTCCAAGTCCAGAATGGTGGTAGTGCAATACCTTGGACCTCCCTACTATTTTGGAACTCCTAACCAGGCACTAACTGGTATTGGTGCAGCGGGAAAAGAGTGCGTCATCTCGAAGGGTTCCAGGAACATTGGCCTTTCGTTCAGTGGTATGTTCATGACTGATGGAACAGGAGTGGAGAGACTAGGCAACCCTGCCATTGACGAGTTTATCCAAGAGCAGGTTGACTTTGACAAGGGGGAACAGATCACAGGCTTCGATGATGTTAGGAGTGAACTAGTGACTTGGATGGTCCCTCTGTTAAATGGAGAGATCGTTGGTATTACTATGGATGCCAAGGGTAAGTTCTCAATCATCGAACTTCGTGGCAACGCCGCTCTAACTAAGGACGTTTACCGAACTGCCTTGGTTGCAGAGGGCGACAAGATTTATGCCTATGGTGTTACAGGAACAGTGTTGGGAGAGTTCCAACTGCAATCCCATCTGCTAGATGCTGGCATCAAGGAGAGATATAAAGTTTGGGAGTATGCAATGTTTGAAGGGACTGTCAGTGGGGAAGTGAGGTTTGGCTTCACTGATCAGGATAACTTTGATGTAATTGAGTGGAACCCTTGGGAACCACTGAAGTATAAAGTTCCTTTCACCCCACGAGAGTCCGTCTATATTGCTATGGAGTTTAGAGGGGACCAGAATATTAAGCTGTCTGGCATTACACTGTATGGTGGTCAGGGAGGTTTGGTCCTTTGAGACTACTCCTTCCGAAAGGTGAGAGTGATTGGGAGAAGCGACTGGTTGCTGCTCTTGAGAGGGTATTCGAAACTCTCAGTGTTAGCTTCTTGGAGTTATCCGATACGCCTCTGACATATGAGGGTCAGGCCAATAAGGCGGTACTGGTGGCGAGTGATGAAAGTGGGCTGGTCTTTGGAGATGCTGGTGGTGGAGGTCCAGGAACTCCTGTTGATGGAGGGAATATCCTACCAGGAACTATTGATGGTTCAATAGCCCTAATTCCTGGGAGTGTGACTGGCGATACAATAGCTGATGGAACGATTGGGCCTAACAACTTTCAACCAGGCATCTTTCAAATTGCTACTCTACATGACGAGTCTCTGAGTAATCTGGTAGGTGCCCCTTGGATTTCGACTGGTGGTTGGAGAGATATAGTTGGGGTCCAGCTTATTATCGACGACTGGGTTGCTGCATTTTCTATCTCTGGAACAGTTGGAGCCTATGCTTATCAGAAGTCCACAGCGAAGAAGGTCTATGTAAGATTGCAGTTTGTTTATAGATGGGTAGATGTATTTCTTGGAACAACTAACATTGGCCTAGGACAGGTTACTAATCTCAAGTTTAACGATGTTGCCCATACTCCATATAATCCAATTACTCAACAGTGGGCAGTTGGTATGAGAGTTTCGGGTGCTGGTATTCCAGCAGGAGCTACGGTCGTCGGAGTATTTGCGGATCAGTTTCAACTAAGTGCCCCGGCCACAGCCAATGGCACAGATGTAACTATTACTGCGGGAAGGGATCAAGTGCTTTCAGGTATGCCAAAGATTACAGGGCCTAGAATTGTTAAGACTGTTGTAGCTCAGGCTGCTGGCTATCCAGTCAATTTACAACTGACACCAGCTGAAATTATAGCCAAGGCTGGAGTTCATCCTAATGGAGCTGTTGTTTTACAGGTTTTGCCAGACAAGAAGTGCTTTCTGTATCGAGTACCTTATAGCTTACTGGGTATTGTGATAAGGGTTTCTTAATGGAACAGGCTTCTCAATTTGTAGTTGACGTTCCAGACCTAGTGGCAATAGGCACTTATGCTGCAACTAATGGTAGCGATCAACTAGTGGGCTCTGGCACCAAGGTAACAGCTGGTCAAAGGTTATTCCTCACGAATTCGGCAGGTTTTATTGGAATTGTTGGCTCGGATAATAATGGAGGGAATATCCTCTTAGCCGCACCTTGGGGTGGGGTCACTGGATCGGGAACGCTGTATGCAACTAGCAGTACTATTAGCGAAGAGGTTGAGGAGTTCTACACTCGGACTAATCAGGTTGGAACTCTGGCTCAAAGGGCAACCTACAATGCTCAGGCCGAAGGATATGTCTATCTAGTGGTTGATGCTCCAGCTACTTTCTATGGCAGGTTTGGTCCTAGTGGGACTTGGTTCAATGTAGCGACTAATTCTTTCATCTATGTTGATGTAACACTTGGGGATGATGTGAATGGGACTGGGGACATTGATCTCCCTGTGCAGACTATCAATGCTGCCATTGCCATTGCCCAAGCTGCCGATGATATGACAGGGCAGACACTCTACATAGTGATAAAGGCAGGAACCTATAACCAACAGGTCAGCTTCCAGGACATTAAGGGGGCTCTCCTTGGAGCAAAGCTGATTGCCTGGCAGTCCCTTGCAGGAACACATGCTCTAACTTCATACACTGTAACATTCGCAGGGGATACCATTCGTTCCATCAGGAATAAAACAGTGTGGGAAGTTATTGGCATTTCAGTGGGCTCGACCAAAGGGCACTGTCTATTGGCCAAGGCAGCTCATTTGAGGTTTAATCAGTTGAGATTTCTAGCTGCCAGTGGTTCTCACATTTCGTCCCTTGGGGGTGGAACAATCTCGCTTAATGGAGATGGCTACACTATTGCTGGAGGGGCCAATGCCCACTTAAATGCTAATGGCTCAGGTGCAGTTATTGATCTACAGGCTGAGGCTGTGGCGAAGCCAACTATCACTCTGCCAACTTCACCCACAACAGTAGCATTTGCTGCGGCATTTGCCTGGGCTAGGGCCTCTGGTCAAATCTTTACTGGAACGGGATTGATCTTCGTTAACAAGGGACAGTGCACGGCAACGACTAAGCGTTGGAGAGCGGAACAGAATAGTTCCATTGACAGTGGCCAGAGTGGAGAACGCTATCTTCCAGGTGGGGCTGCTGGTATTGCAGTTAAGAGTGGGGAGTATATCTAATGTACGCCACTCCATCTAATAATTATTGGCTCGTAGGGGATCAACCAGACGATCAACGGTGGTCCAGTGCAACTGTTAGCTATGTTGCTAGCACCGATGCAACCTATGTTCAATGGTTGGCTGATGGCTATGAAACAAGCATTATTGCCACAGAGCAGGAGTTGGCAGACCTGTTAAATGCCACCTATCCGGCAGGGTCTCCAATCCCAATCGCTCCGGTCTATCCAACTCCAGGTGGCAACGGGCCAATCTACCTCGATATAATCAAGGCCACACCTTCGCTGCTTGTACGGGCCGATCAGCGTCCGGTTGATGATCTGACCCCAGAGCAGCAGCCGGGGCTTCCATCACCCTTCTCAGCGTTGAGCGGCAACATTGTCGTTCCGGCTGGCGTCTATCGTTTGGTGCTGACGGGGCAAGCCGCTGGCGGAGGTGGTGGAGGTGTCGGCGGGGCTTCAGCTGTTGGCGCTGGAGGCTCTGCCGGTCCAGGTGAAACCCGCAAGGTTATTCTCAATGTCCAACCTGGCGATGTAATTCCTTACAGCATTGGTGCAGAAGGCCTAGGCGGTGTGGGCAATACTCCTGGCTCTACCGCTGGCGATCTACTGATTGGCTCTGGTGCCCCACCTTTCCCTGTTGTAGCCGCTAACGCCACAACACTCGACGGAACGCTTAGTCTCACGGCAAACGTCAACTTGCCCGCTGGCATTGCCGCTGGCGATCTGCTGCTGCTATTTGTCGATTGCACTGGCGGCGCATCGACGGTCCCGACGATTACCACCCCAGCCGGTTGGACGGCACTGACCTCTGGTGGACTAGGCAACGCCACGAAAACGCTAGTGGCATGGAAAACAGCGACTGGGGCAGAAGGTGCAACTGTTGCGATCACGACTAACATTGCAACGTCAAGAAGCGCGGTGACGATGCGGATCACTGGCCATGACCCAAGCGGGGCCGCGGCTATCCTGCTTGCTGGTCAGAGTGATGGTGGCAACCCGAATAAGTTTCCCAACCCACCTTCACTGACCGCAACGTGGGGCATCAGGTCAACGCTGTGGCTGGCGTCAGGCAATATAGCCGCGCCTCTCGGTATCAGTGGACTGCCATCAGGGTTTCAGGCTTCCTATGGTCCCGGCTTCGGGGTGCAAGTTGCAACGCTTGGCAGCAACGCGACAGTGATCAATCCATCAGCGTTCACTAGTAGTGGCGTCTTTAATTGGCTTGCCTACACGCTTGCTATTCTCCCGGCCACGCCAGCCTCGATCATGGTCTGCAAGGGCGGACTATTCGGCGGCAATCTGAGCGGTGGTGGAGTTGGCTCACACGGTGGCGCTCCACCAAACGGTAGTGGTGGGATCAGGATCGAGCCGACCGAATTAGGAAACGGGGTTGCACAAGCCGGTGCTGCCTTTTGCTATGGCGCTTCGACACTTTTTGGCAAGGGACGCTTTCAGCTAATCTCGGCTGGCAACACCGCAGGGCTCAATGGCGGGGGCTTTGGTTCTGGTGGAAGCGGCGGACTGAAAATGTCCACGCAAGTCTCTGGTGGTGGCAACGGCGGTCCCGGTATGATCCTGGTTGAAGGTTATGGCCTAGATGCAGGGAGTGTCTGATGCTTAGTGTAGGCATAGTTCGACCACTAGACTTGGATCATGATGAGCTGAAGTTGCTCATTAGATATTCCAAGGAATGCTGGAAGCCTTTTCCAATAGAGGAACTGGTTAAGCGAGTCGATCAGGGAGCCGCCTGTATCTATCGAGTAATTGGTGATGGGGTCAAGGGAATATTTATCCTCTCTGCTGGAGAGGGAGACCTTTACGTTGAGCTTGTTGCGGGGAAAGGTTTCATTAAGCACTTTGCTGAGGTTTATGACGCAATCAAGCAGACAGCTATTTGCTGTGGTGCAAAGGAAATCTATGGTTTCGTCGGAAGGCCTGGACTTAAGAGACTCTATGATAGGTACACGAAGGGTGTGCCTTTGGTCGAGGTTTATAAGGAGAAACTGCTATGAACGGAAAGGCCCCTGTTACAACAACCCAACAAGATAGTTCCTCTACCAGTGGGCCTATCAAGTGGGCAGAGCCATACGTCAAGACCCTCTACGGAAAAACGAACAAGCTCGTCACTACGCCCTACAAGGGTGATTATGTGGCTGGTCCCAATGAGAACCAGTATGGGGCAGCGACTTCGCTGTTAGATGCCGCCCCTGGTTTGGCCACAGGTGTTGATAACCTGAGGACTATGGCCGATAGGATCAGTAGTGGTGAATTCTTGAGTGCTGACAATCCCATCTTACAGGGTGGAATTGCCGGCTCGCTCGATCCCATCAAGCGCTCTCTCATGAACGAGATCATGCCGGGAGTTACAGATCAATCAATCAGAGCTGGGGCGTTCGGTGGAACAGGAGATGCCTTTGCCAATACTGAGGTGTTGAATAACTTTGCTGACACCTCTAGTAACCTGGCTGGCAAGATGACCCTCGATTGGTTCAACCAGAGG